TGGACATAGTTGTTGTGATCAGCCGGGATTATACTTAAGAGTATTAAATGCCTGTAATGGAAATACCGTAGCTTCGTGTTCGTCTATGACCTTAGCCGCCAATTGCGGCTCCTTAGCTAATGTGAGTTTTACACCCTGCGGATATGGTGTTATGAGTAACTGGCAAACTAAGTCTATTGACTTAACGCCATATATAGGTGGCTGTGTTACTATTGAAATGTGGACTGCCGACTGTAATTTTGGAGGACATTGGGGAACTACTTTTGTAGATTGTGTTTGTGGTGGTCAAAACATATCTCCTGGTTTAGGAGGTTTACCTGGAGGTCCTATTCCAGGTGCTGTTTCGTTTTGTGCAGGTTCAGGTGTAGCTCAAATCAATGCTCCTTTAGGGTATAACTTTTATCAATGGGTTGGTCCAAATGGTCCTATACCTCCACCTATGGGAACAACGGCTGTTATTACTATCACAAATCCAATCCCAGGTCAAACTTATACTGTTAACTTAACTTCAAGTGGTGGTTGTCAATTAAGTTCTATTTCTCAACTTAATACTACAACTGTAATGATTGCAGGTATTGGTTCAGGTACTACTTGCCCAAATGGATCTTCAGGTTCAGCTACAGTACAAGGTGCTGGAAGTGGAGCAGGCTATACTTACACTTGGACTAATACTTCTAATAGTGTTGTTGGTAATTCTTCGGTTGCTATTAATTTACCTGCAGGTATTTATTCTGTTACTATTGCAGGTGCAGGAAATGCTTTATGTGGTACTGCTTCTGCAACTGTATCTGTTGGCACAGGCACACCTCAAACTCAATACTTATACAAACCTTATTGTGGTGCTCAAGCTTATTTAAACACAACTGGTGGTACAAACTTTCAATGGTATCAAGGTAATTCTCCTATACAAGGATCTCTTGGTGTAGCATCAGGTTATACAGTTAACAACCCATCTCCAGGTCAAGTTTATAACTTATCCTATACTAACTTACAAAACTGTTTATCTCAAATTAGTTATACTTTAATGTCATCACCTCCAGGTTCAGTTGGTGTTACAGGTTCTTCTGTTTGTGTAAATGCTACTAATGGAACTGCTACTATAAATTTAAGTCCTGCTCCTGGGTCTCCTCCAGGCGTTAATAGTTATTCAGTTGTAAATGCTGTTGGAACTCCTCCTTACAACTTTTCAGTTTATCCAACTGCATTAAACACTTATACTATAGGTGGTATGGCTGCTGGTGTTTATAGTGTAGAAACGTTTGATGGATCTTGTAAGTATTTCAATTTACTTTACATAAACACTTATTTAAACAATCCTACAATATCTCCTACTTCAATGACTCCTTGTACTCAGCCATTTGCTGCTAGTATAACTTGGTCAGTTCCTCCTCAACCAGGTCAATTTACTTTTAATTGGCAACCTAATTTATATATAATGGGTAATCTTAATGCATCTCAAAATGTATTAATTCAACCTAATGTACCTCCAGGAACCAATACCATTATAACTTACACTTGTGTAATTACACCTACAGCAATTAATTGTCCTGTTACTCGCACTATGTCGATTAACATGATTAACCCATCTACTCCTACTTTTGCTCCAATACCCATCTTATGTACTAATGGTAATAGTTACTCAATCCAAGTAACTCCAAGTGGTGGTACATTCTCTATTCCAAATGGAGTAATTGTACCTACTTCAACTGCATTGGCTTTAGGTACTAATACTTTTAGTTATCAATACAATCAAAATGGTTGTGGTAGTTCTAACACAGGAACGTTTCAATTAAATCAATTTAATCCTGCTACTTTAACTTCTACAATTGCACCTCTTTGTGTAACTAATAGTACAATCAATTTAATGAATATAGTTCAAAGTACAGTTGGTATTTGGACTGGAACTAATGTAGTAAATGGTATTTTCAATCCTGCAGGTTTAAATACAAGCAACTATACATTTACTTACTCAACTCAATCTAACCCAAATCCATTAGCTTGTCCTAATCAAAGTATTCTAAACATTTCAGTTACAAATACAGTATTACCTTCTATAGTTATTAATCCTGAATTTTGTACTAATGGATCTACATTTCAAGTAGTAGCTAATCCTGGAGGTGGTAATTGGTCTAATCCTATAATGTCTCAAAGTGGTATTGTTACTCCTTCTTTAGCTACATTACAAAACACATTAGCAAGTTATACTGTTAATGTTGGACCTTGTGTTAATACAAATACATTTGCTTTACGACCTTCTATTTTTAGAAGTGCTGCTTTAACCGGTACAGTAGGACATTTATGTGTAAACAATTCTGCTGTTAACTTAATGAATATAGTTCAAAACACAGTGGGTGTTTGGACTGGTATTAATGTAAATAACATTTGGTTTAACCCAGCAGGATTACCAACCAACACTTATGTTTTAACTTATAGTACTCAATCTATACCTAATACTAGTTTATGTCCTGATTCTAAAACAATAACAGTACAAGTATCTAATCCACCCGTACCTAACATATCAAATGTAGGACCATTTTGTAGTAAAGATGGTGCTGTACAATTAACAGTAACACCTAACATTGGTAATTGGGTTAGTTCATCATTTGTATCAAGTACAGGAGTATTCAATCCACAAACAGCAGCAATAGGAAACAATAACATACAATACGTAATTGGTACTCCAACTTGCTTTGCTCAACAAACTAAACAAGTGAGTGTTGAAATGTATGTTTCATCTGCTATCAGTCAGGCTATACCTGATATGTGTAATACAAATGCTCCCGTTAACTTAACTCCATTTACTGCTAGTCAAGGTATTTGGTCAGGTTCAGGTATTGTAGGCAGTATGTTTATACCTAATACTGTTGGTGCTGGTTCATTTGTATTAACTCATAGTACAGCTACTTCTCCAAGTGGTTTGTGTCCTAATAGTTCAACTACATCAGTTAGAGTATATTCATTACAAACACCTACTATTGTTAAAGTAGATGCAAGATGTAATAATGGAATGCCTATACAATTAGATGTTAGCCCTGTGGGAGGTATATTTGGTGGTATAAATACAAATGGTGTTAGTGTAAAAGGATTATTTAATCCTGCTTTAGGTGTTATAGGTAAAAACATAATTAGTTATAGTATCAATGCAGGACCTTGTATTGCATTTGCTCAAACAACCATAAATGTAGAGCAATTTATATCTGCTGACTTAGCAACATATCCTAAAGACTATTATTGTATAGGAGCGGATCAACCATTTAACCTAAATTCATTAGTTAAGAACCCAGGTGGTAGTTGGTTTGGTCCTGGTGTTGTAGGTACTACATTTGATCCTAAAAAAGCAAATGTTGGAATCAACAATATAGTATACAACACACATTCAACACCAACTTATACTTTGTGTCCTGATAGTAAAACTATTACTGTAAAAACGGTAGAAATACCTAAAATCAACTTATCTTTAGATAATAACAAAGGATGCGCTCCTTTAAAAGTAGTTTTTAACTCAAATGAAATTAATGGTTTAGGCGCATGGAAATTTGGGGACGGAACGGAAGACAAATCGTTATACACAATGCACACGTTTACAGCCCCCGGTACATATACAGCTAGTTTTAGTTATGTTAGTTTAGAGGGATGTTCGGCTTTAACTCAAAGCACTTCATTAATAGAAGTATTAGATCAACCTAAACCTGATTTCACAATGCCTAGGGAAGTTTATTTATCTAATCCTGAAATACAAACTGTAAATAAAACACTTAATTTAGGTAGACATACTTATACTTGGACTGTATCTGATGGTACAACAGGAAACCCAGTTAACTTACTTTACATACCAAATAAAATAGGTAGATACGAAATAACATTAGCAGTACAATCAGTAGAGGGATGCACGGCTACTATTACTAAAATAGTAGATGTTAAAAATGAATTTAACGTATATATTCCAAACTCATTCACACCCGCTAATCAAGATGGTTTGAATGATTATTTTAAACCTGTATTTTCAGATTATGGTCTTAACCAAAGTTGTTATAAAATGGAAATATATGATCGTTGGGGTCAATGGTTATTTAGTACCAATGAAGTAAATAAAGGGTGGGACGGGAAAGTTAAAGGTGAATTTGCTAAAGAAGGTGCGTATGTTTATAAAATCCGTTATTGTTCCTTAGATGGCATTGTAAACGAAAAAATGGGATCAGTCTTATTGTTAAGAAATTAAATTTAAACTTGATTTCGAGAAAGACGTCTGTACATTTGGAATTACGGGTTTGTAAGGAAAGAGAGGAAAGGTAGGAGATACAAACGGGTAGGGAGATAAACATAAAAAACATATATATGAAACATAGAGAACCAATCCTTAGAAAACTAGACAGTATTGAATCTAGTTTAAATAAAAACAATCTATTCCTGAATAGAGGAGATAGAGATGGTGCTAGAGAAACACTAGAACAAATTCGAGAACATGTAGAGCAAATTCGTTTGTATATCAACAACGAACCTATTATTGGACACGAATTAAACGGTTAATATGAGAACAACAGCAGAACAAATTCAATCAAATTGGGACAAATTTATAGGTTACATCAACACTTATATTTCATCTCCCAGAAAAGAAAATCTACTAGAATTTTATTCTAAATATCAGGATAGGATTATGATGATGCCTGCTGCTCATAAAAAAGAATACCACAATGCCTTCCCAGGCGGTTATGTAGATCATGTTAATCGAGTTATTGAATGTGCTATTGATTTACATCATGTTTGGGAAAAACATGGAACAGATACTTCAACATACACACTTGAAGAACTTGTATTTTCAGCTTTAAACCATGATTTAGGTAAAATGGGAGATGAGCAAAATGAAGCTTATATACCTCAAACTGATCAATGGCGCAAAGATAAACTAGGTGAAGATTATAAATTTAACGACCGTTTAGAATATATGTCCGTCCCAGATCGTGGTTTACATTTATTAATGTCTCATGGCATTCAATTTTCTAAAAATGAAATGTTAGCAATTAAATTACATGACGGACTTTACGATGAAGCTAACAAACCATACCTCCTTACTTGGATGCCAGAGACTAAACCACGTACTTCTTTAATTTATATTGTTCATCAAGCGGATTTAATGGCTGCTAGAATTGAATTTGAACATGAATGGTTACCTAAATTTAAAAGTAACTTGCCTAATCAAGAAAAGAATTTTAAATTAGAGTCAAAAGAAACAACTGCAAAAAAGCAGTCTATCAAAACAAAAGCACTTGGAAATATAAAGAGTGCTAATTTGAAAAATGTGATGGACGACTTTTTTAACGACTAATTAAAAAATTAATTAACAGAGGTTGTGGTCAAAAGCTACAACCTTTTTTTATTTGTAAATTATGATTATATTAATTATTATTTTAACAGTTTTAGTACTTGTGTTAAGTTACACAAGCTATAACTTATTAAGGAAAAATGAAAAATGTGAGGATATGATTAAATCATACGAAAATTATATTGCTAACCTTTCAAGCACAATTGAGTTTTCAGACAAAAAACTTAAAGAAATAGATGCTAGAGAAATGTTTAAAAGCGATGATGAAATAGGATGGTTTTTTAATCAAGTTCAATACCTGCAAGACGAATTAAATAAATTTAAAACCATAAAATAATGGCTAAAAAGAACTATTTTACCCAAGAAACTGAAGACGCTATTGTTTTGTATAACAAAACTAAAGATCCTATTGTTAGAAGTAAAATTTATGAAGAGGGTATCCATTATGCTTTTTTTAAACTTACTCAAAATATCATTCATACATTTAAATTTTATCATACTGAAGTAGAAAACATAGAAGATCTACAACATGAAATCATTACGTTTTTACTTAGTAAAATTCATTTATTTGACAATACTAAAGGAACTAAAGCCTATTCTTATTTTGGTACTATTGTTAAACGTTGGTTAATATTATATAACGAAAAAAATTATAAAAAGAAAATTACTTCCATACCAGTATCTATCTTAGATGACGATAACTCAGAATCATATGTTATGGAGGAATACAACTCACCTAGTGATAAATTATCTGCAAATGATAAATTAGCATTATTTATGGACTTGTATATTGAATATTGTACTTCAAACATTTATACTTTATTTCCTAAAGACGAAGATGCTAAAATAGCAGATGCTATTCTTGAATTATTTAGAAAACGTGATCATCTAACGATATTTAATAAAAAAGCACTATATATTTATATACGTGAAATTATTGATATTAAAACACCTAAAATAACTAAAATAGCAGATAAACTAAGTAATATATTTAAAACTAATTATAATTTTTACTTAGAGTACGGATATATTAAATTTTAATAATATAAATATTTATCATCATGAACGGATTAGATTCTAATATATTCGGTGATAAAAAGTTTTCAGATTTGTTGAAAGAAATATACGACAACCAAAAAAAGAAAGAAAAACAAATCTCAACCTTAATCAGTGAATTAAAGCCACTAATTGAAAATATTGGTGATGCTACATTAATTGTTCCTTTAATTAAAGAATATCTTGAAATAGGAGTTAAAAACGACGAACAATTAATTAAAATGGCTACTATAATTCAACGTGTAGTAGCAAATAACGCTTCTGTAGAAGCAGGTGGAAGTTTACTTATATCTGACGAAGAAAAAGCTCAATTATTGGGTGAAATAAATAAACTAAAAGAAGATGGCAACACCTAAATTTGGTTTTGGTGGTTTAAATTCTAATTTAAATAAAAATTTAAACACACTAACTACCGCTACAGGTCTAAATAGTGATGGCTTAGATAACCTTATTATAGTAGGTAGGGTAATTGACATCATTTTGGATAACCAGCACCCTAAATTTAAAAATCTAAAAGGAGGATATCAATCATTAGGTACAATTGAATTCATAAACACTCAAATAAATTCTGTTACTTCACAACCGGGTTCTAGTGGTTTATACGCTAAACCATTATTTTCGAATACAAAAAATTGGCCTATATTTAATGAAACAGTTTATATTATATCATTACCAAGTCTTGCGGTAATGACTGGTGAAACATCACCCCAATATTATTATTTTAGTGTAATAAACATGTGGGGCTCACAACACCATAATGCTGTTCCATTCTTTATTAACACAGATTTACAAAATACTCAAAATAAAAATTATCAAGTTACTTCTTTAGGCAGCACTAATAAGACTCAAAACTCAACGTCACCTATTAATTTAGGCCCAGGATTTAAAGAATATTCTAATTTACATCCTTTAACATCATTTTTGGGAGATAATATAGTAGAAGGTAGATGGGGTAATTCAATTCGTTTAGGTAGTACATTTAAATCAAATTTAAATAATTGGTCTACAAATGGAGACAATGGTAATCCTATTACTATTATAAGAAATGGTCAGCCCCAAGATGTATCTGAAGAGGGATATTTACCTATAACTGAAGATATAAATAAAGATTTATCTTCTATTTGGTTAACTAGTAATCAAAAAATTCCAATCACATTATCTCAATTTTCAACTACAAGTTATAAAACACCTCCAACCAAACCAGATCAATACATTGATAGTCAAATAATAATGAATTCAAATCGTTTATTACTGGCATCAAATAAAGACCATATACTACTCAACTCAGCATTAACTATTGGGTTTAATTCAATTAAAGGATTTAATTTTGATACAAATACGGATTTTATAGTTAAGGCTTCTGTAATTAAATTAGGTGATAAAGATACTACTAATCCAATGCTAAAAGGAAATGAAACCGTAAAGGCTCTTAATACAATTTGTGATCAATTAATTAAACTATCAACAGCACTATCCACATTAGCAGAAATATTGCCTCCATTTGCCAACATCCCAATAAATGCAGCCGCAATAGAAATGACTGGTACTTTATCTGCTTTAAAAGGTGAATTAATTAATTTAAAATCAAAAACTAATTTTTTAATATAATGGCTGTTAATCCTAAAATAAAAGTAGCACAACTTATTGTAAAAAAAGTAGTAGGATTAAAATTTAAAATAATTCAAACTCTTGACCAATTATTGAGTAAATTTGTTACAGGGTGTCCTAGTGATGCCGAGATAGCTAAAATTATTAAAAAGAGAAATCAAACAGCAGAATTAATAAACCAGATTAGAAAAGCAATAAATCAAATTGATTTACTTATTAAACCAATAGAAGTAGCTATACCTGTAGTAGAAAATACTGTTGTAACCGTTTTAAAAACAAATCCCGCTCCCTCTGCTGCTGGGGGTGTGGGTGTACCTATAGGATTAATTGTTACTGCAGCTGACTCATTATCTATAGCTAAAAATAAAATAGAAGAATATAAATCAGTACTGGAAATGTTTAAACAAATTAAAGAACTTATAGTAGATATTTTAGCAGCAGTAGTAGAAAAATTAAAACAATTAGATACACTAATACAAGATTGTGCCTCTAAAAACGCAACTAAAAAAGCATCTGAGCAATTAGCTGCGGCTCAAGAAGCAGCTAGTAAATCTGGAGAAAGTGTAGAAACAGAATTATCAAAATTAACTAATAATAATCAACTAACATCCGGTGGTCAACCAGGTACTGAAAATGATATTCTTTTAGAAATTAATAGTCTTATAAATATAGAAGATAATAATATAATTAAAAATCTTCAATCATCTACCCCAAACTCAGACAATACTTATAAAGGATTTAAATTAGAAATATTGTTGGATGATAAAAATGATTTAAGATTCCCTAAACGATACGCAGTAGCAAAAACCCCAAATGGTGTTATAGTTTTACGCACAGAATCATCATTTGCATCATCAGTTAATGTACTTCTAGAAGAAATTAAATTCATAATTGATAGAGATAATTTAAAAATATAATATTTATAACAAATGAAAACCGACATCCTTAAACAACTTATTAAAGAAGCAGTAAAAGAAGCAATTCACGACGAATTGAAGGACATTTTACTCGAGGCTGTAAAGGCACCAAAAATGCCAGTTAACGAATCAACTACATTAAACTTTACAACCAAAAACATACCACATCAAGCACCTAAACCAGCCATAGATACTAAAAAGGCATATATGGATATACTAGGTGAAATGGCTCAAGGTCCATCTTCGGGCTTTGCTGGTGATTTTCAAGTTAATGGACCTGTAAATACAATGTCTGAAGGCAGTTCATTGCCTGGTGGACAATTAGGTTTAGATCAAATAATGGGACTAATAGGTAAGAAATAATGGCTTTTAATGCTAGAAAAATATACCCCATAGATACAAAACCTAGCGTAGCAGTAGGTATAGGATTACCTTTTAATGGAAATGCAGTTTTTAATTCAACTTATCTAACTAAAGATGCTATTAAGTCTAATTTATTGAATTATTTTTTAACAAATCAATACGAACGTTATTTGAATAATAATTTTGGTGCTAATTTAAAAGCATTTATATTTGAACAAATATCTAATGATAATTTATCATTTTTAAGAGACGATATTCAAAATAAAATAAACTTATATTTTACAAATATAGAAGTAGAAGACTTACAAGTAGACTCACTCCCAGATATTAATGTTGTAACTGTTAAATTAACATATAATATTCCCAACACTGCTATATCTGATAAAATAGAAATTACATTCTAAAATGGCTGAAAAAAAAGATATAAAATATTTAAATAGAGATTTTAGTTCATTTAGAACAAATCTGATAGACTATACTAGAACGTATTTTCCAACCACATATAGTGACTTTAGTCCTGCTTCTCCGGGTATGATGGTTATGGAAATGGCTGCGTACGTTGGAGATGTTTTATCATTTTATTTAGATAATCAAGTACAAGAAACTTATTTACAATATGCTAGACAATTAAATAACATATTTGAACTAGCATATATGTTTAATTATAAACCTAAAGTAACAGCAGCAGCTACTACACCATTGTCGGTTTATCAATTAGTACCTTCTAAGTTAAGTGGAAGTACATACATCCCAGATTTTGATTATGCTTTAAAAATTAACAAAAATGCTACTGTAACATCTACATTAGTAAATGGGGTTCCATTTCTAACTCAAGACGACGTAGATTTTACTGTATCTAGTTCTACAGACCCTACAGAAATAACAGTATATCAAATATCCTCTGGTAACCCAACATTTTACTTACTTAGAAAAGAAGTAGAGGCTATATCTGCTACTATTAATAGTACAACATTTACATTTGGTACACCTCAACAATTTCCAACTGTAAATATAAATGCTGATAGAATTATAGGTATATTAGATGTTACTGATAGTGAAGGAAATAAATGGTATGAAGTAGATCATTTAGCCCAAGATGTTGTTTATACCTCTATAAAAAATACTAACCCAAACGATCCTAACAATTTTCAAAATGTTGGTGATGCTCCATACTTACTTAAACTAGAAAAAGTACAAAGACGTTTTGCTACAAGATTCGTAAACTCAGGATCACTACAAATCCAATTTGGAGCCGGTACAACATCTGTTTCAGATGAAGAAATAGTACCAAACTCAGACAATGTTGGTTTAGGTTTACCTTATGGTCAAAGTAAATTAACAACTGCTTATAGTCCTACAAACTTTATATTTACAAATACTTATGGTATTGCACCATCAAATACTACTTTAACAGTTAGATATTTAACAGGAGGAAGTGCTACTGCTAATGCTCTTTCTAATACATTAACACAACTAGCAGGTACTGTACAATTTTTGAAAAATAATTTAAATCAAACAACTGCTAATACTGTGTTTTCTTCTTTAGCGGTTAATAATTTAGAAGCTGCTAGTGGTGGTGGAGACGGAGATACATTAGAACAAATAAGGCAAAACACATTATCTAATTATAGTACTCAATTAAGAACAGTAACCCAAGACGATTATTTAATTAGAGCATTAAGCATGCCCCCACAATATGGTATGGTTGCTAAAGCATATATTGAACCTACTAAACTTGAAAATGTTCAAGTAGGTGAAATTCCTTCTACATTAGATTTATATGTACTAACATACAATGTTAATAAAAATCTTAATATAGCATCTAGTACATTAAAACAAAATTTATCAACATATTTATCTCAATATAGAGTAATAGGTGATTCTATTAGAATTAAAGATGGATTTATAATCAATATAGGAGTTAATTTTGAAATTATAATACTTCCTGATTATAGCAGTACAGATGTATTAAATAATTGTATTGCATCTTTACGAGATTATTTTGCTATAGATAAATGGCAAATTAACCAACCTATTATTTTAAGAGATATTTATATTCTTTTAGATAAAATTGAAGGTGTTCAAACTGTTAAAAATGTTGATATAATAAACAAAACAGGTATAAGTTTAGGGTATTCTCAATATGGATACGATATTAAAGGAGCTACATATAACAATACTATTTATCCTTCTTTAGATCCATCTATTTTTGAAGTTAGATACCCTAACTCAGATATTCAAGGACGTGTAGTATCATTATAATAAAATAAAATGGCAATCTATAAAATATTCCCAAACAAAGACACTACATTATATTCTCTAAACCCGGATACAAATGCTGGGTTAGACCCAATTTTAGAAATATATAATAGAACAAGTTATACAGATCCTATTTTTATCTCAGCCGCTGAAGTAGCTAGAACATTAATAGCTTTTGACTCAGCTGAAATAGCAGATGTGTTAAACACTACAGTTAGTAATTCTCAATGGCAAGCAAATCTTAGAGTATTTAATGCTAATACTAAAGGAATTACCACAGATACAATTTTATATATATATCCATTGGCCCAAGATTGGACAAATGGTTTAGGCAAATCTGATTATTCTCCGGCTTTAGAAGATGGTGCTAGTTGGACTTGGGCTACATTTAATGGTGGTACTCGTTGGACTACAGCTTCGTTTGGAGCATATATAACTGCTTCATTTCAATCTTCAAATCCAGGAGGAGGGGTTTGGTATACTGGTTCTGCTTCAGGATTAAAATATGAAGTTACTCAATCATTTAGTACTAGATCTACTAAAGATATTAATTCAAATATTACAGACATAGTTAAATCTTGGTATTCAAGTAGTATAGCTAATTATGGAGTTATTTTAAAATGGAGTTCAAGTATAGAATATAACCAAAGTGGTTCTATAGAACCAGATATGTCTTTATTTTCTGTAGACACTCATACCATTTACCCTCCACAGTTAGAATTTAGATGGAATGATTATACATTTAATACTGGTTCTAGTGGATTAACATTTATAACTTCATCTCAAATAGTAGCTACTTTTCCTAATAATAAAGGATTTTTTGAAAAGGATAGTATTGAAAAATTTAGATTAGACGTGCGCCCTCAATACCCAGTTCGTACATTCCAAACTAGTTCATTTTATATTCAAAATTATTATTTACCAACAGCATCTTATTATGCTGTAAAAGATTTAGATACAAATGAATTTGTAATTGACTTTGATACAACTTATACTAAAATAAGCGCAGATAGCCAAGGTAATTATTTTACGATTTATATGAACGGCTTAGAACCAGAAAGATATTATAAATTTTTAGTTAAAACCTTGATTAATGGAGAAACATTAATTTTAGACGATAATTATTATTTTAAAGTTATTAATGGATAAACTAAATTTAAATAAAACAGTTTACGAGAGAAGACAATACGATAACGTAATAGATAATTCTTTTACTCAATTAGTACCTCCTCCCCCTGTTACTTCATCTCTCACCCCAGAAGATCAAGTGGCTGCATTTTTTAATGATTATCAAACTTTATTTTTTGATATTCCTAAAACCGGTGAAACTAATTCACATGAATATTTAGTTAAACAAAGTAGTGAATATATAAATTTTCAATTTATAGATGATACTGCTCAAGCACTTTTAGATGAAATAACTGCTTTACGAGAAGAAAATTTAGCATTACAACAACAAATAATAGGTTCAATTACAAATGGCAGATAATACTATAGTTAATATACAACCTGTTAACGCAGATAATTTTGAATTTCAAAACTACCAGGAATCAGATAGTGGATTAATTTCAAGTTTTACTATTAATGATATTCTTTTTTCATCTAGTTTTAATACAATAGAATACCATGTATTAGATGCTAATCAAAATGTCATTACGTCAGATTATAATTTTATAAATTATACATTACTAGACGAAGATGTAACTATTGATCCTCAAAATGATTTATTATCATTAGGTTTTGATGAAGGACAGTACTACACAGTTTATAACTTTATTACTCCATTACTTAATTCATCATTTACAAACAAATATTTTATATCAGAAATTAGTTCAGATAGAACTGAAATACGATTATCTTCTAATACAATACCACTTGGGCTTATAGTTGAAGGATATAATAATTTTATATCATCTATTAGTAATTTAAACTACTTCCCAGATTTTTATTTAAATTTTGGAGACAATAATTTGATTATTGCAAATAACATTTTATTGCAAAATGATACTATTTTAATTAAATTATACGAAGCACTTCCTGTTCAATTTGATTTAAAATCTGAGTTGTGGGCTATAAATAAATTAGCAAATTCGATAGCTTATTTTATTGAAGCAATAGCGGTATTTGATACAACTGAACCTACAATACCACTTAAAGGTCCTAACTTAAATATATCTTTAAAAGATAAAGTTAATAATTCAACAGATTATTATAATTACACCTCACTACAAACGTCAGTATCTTCTTCATTAACTAACCAATTAAACAATATATTAAAAAATAAATCAATTCGTTTAAACATTGATTATACTGATTATAGTAATTTTGTCCATTTTTCTTCAGCTCAAACTAGGTTAGAAAACTTTTATTATAAACTTTCTTTAATTGAAAGTTACAATCAACAAGCTACTAGTGCTTCATTATCTCCAATAAATAATTATCTATCTTCTAGTCAAAACATTTATTTAACTAAAATTAGAGAGATAGAAGAAAAATTTGATGGATATGAATATTATTTATATTATAATTCTGGTAGTACTTCTTGGCCTAAATCTAACTCAACCCAACCATACGTAAACTATCCATCAACATCTTCACAAGGACAAGCATGGTTGACTGGTCAACTAAGCACAGCATCTATTTTTGACTCAGAAAATAAAGACGCATTAGTAAATGCTATACCTTTATATCTAAAAGAAGACCCAGAAAACGCTCAGTATGAATTATTTGTTGAAATGTTAGGTCAACATTTTGATATTTTGTATTTATATTATGAAGAAGTATCAAACAAGTACAACTCAGATAACAGAATAGACTATGGTTTATCAAGAGATGTTGTATCTGATGCTTTAAAAGATTTTGGTATTAAAATATATCAAAACAATTTTTCAACAAACGATTTATATTCTTCATTTTTAGGTATAACTAATAATTTAAATTTATTACCTCCAACAGGAAGTGAATTAATTACTAATTATATAACTGCTTCCAATAGTGTAATACCATTAGAAGACGTTAATGTTAGTACTTATAAAAGAATATATCATAATTTACCTTTATTATTTAAGAAAAAAGGTACTGTTGAAGGCTTAAGATTATTAATTAATACTTATGGCATTCCTGATACTATTCTTAGAATAAGTGAATTTGGTGGTAAAAATAAAATTAATGCAAACGATTGGGACCAATTTCAAGACCAATTTAATTATGAATTTTTTACTACAAGCTCAGGATTTGTATCTAAAGCCATACCGTCAGGAATTACTAGTGCATCATTAAGTACAGTTGAATTTAGATTTAAAACTACAGGTATTCCTGTAGCTGCTACTTCTAGTTTTAGCCAGTCATTAGCTTCATTTTCAGGCTCAGCATATGATTTAGTTATAGAATATACAGGAAGTGGATATGCTACTGGTTCATATAGTTCTTCTGTAGTTAACCCTGAATATCAATATGGTACATTAAAATTAATAAGTGGAAGTGTTTCCGCTAGTGTATATTTACCTATTTTTGATGGTAATTGGTGGTCTGTTTTAACTACATGTTATGCAGGAACTAGCAGTTTATATCTTAAAAACAAGATATATAGTGGATATGATGGCAATAAAATTGGTTTTCAAGCATCTAGTAGCTTTACAAGTAGTGGATTTTGGATAAACTCAGTTTCAGCTAGTAATTTTTATTTATCATATTCTTCTAGTAAAAGCATAGCAGGTAAAACCTATACTCCGTTTTCGGGGTCATTTCAAGAATTAAGATTTTATAGTGTAGCTATTAGTGAAAGTGTATTTAATGATTATGTGATGAATCCATATTCAATTGAATCTAATCAATTAAGTGGGTCACAAACATCTCAAGCTACATTAATATTTAGAGCACCTTTAGGTAGCGAATTAGACAAAAGTGGCTCGGCAAGAACCTCAGTCCACCCCGGTATATCTTACTACCCAGTTACTCAATCATTTTCTGGTGGAAATAGCATTTATACTTTTAGTGGAAGTTATTCATTTGTCCCTAATACAGAAGTAATTTATTTAGATCAGTTTCCTGCTGGTATTAGAAATATTATTTCTAACAAAATTAAAATAGAAAGTACATTTATTCCTGCTGGCGATACTTTATCTGCTTTAAGATCTTTACAACAAAATTTTGAAGTAAGCCAAAGCTATACTCGTGATGTTAATTATGTAGAAGTAGCTTTTTCTCCTCAAAACGAAATAAACGAAGACATAATTAGCCAATTAGGTTATTTTAATATTGGAAATTATATAGGTGATCCAAGACAATTAATAAATAAGAAAATCACTGAATACACTGATTTTAATCAACTTAGAGATCAATATTTCGCAAAATATTCTTCTAGTTATAATTTAGTAGATTATGTTAAATTAATTAAATATTTTGATAATTCATTATTTAAATTAATTAAAGATTTTGTACCTGCTAGAACTAGTTTAGCAACAGGTATTGTTATTAAACAACACTTATTAGAAAGAAATAAATACGCTCCTGCCCAAGGAAGTTATGAATTTGAAGACTACTCAGGATCAGTTAAATCTTTCCCATACAATTACGAAGAGTCTCCACTTTATAAACCATCAGCAAACCCCGGAGGAGTAATGCCTGAATTAAATGGTTCTACAAGTAGCAGTTTTGTATATCCTGGAGCTATAAATTTAACTCAAAGTTGGGTTGAGCCATTCGTTGGACCAACGGGTATATCATATATAAATCATATTGATCAAAAAGAATTTTTTGATGGTGAATTACAAGGAACAGAATTAGTAGCTACAGATGGAAATTTAAATGGTGATAATATTTTTCTTAGTTTAGTTCAACCTGAATCAAATTACAAAGTTAGATTTTACAACTACAACTCAGGTAGTTGGTATGAATCTGTTCCTAAAGATGGAGAAATAAACTTTTTAGTATCTTCACCTACTAGTCAAGGTGATGCACTTATTAAAGTATCTAAAAAAGACATACAAGGAAATAACTACAGTCTTAGTTTAGCATATTTAGATTCTTTTAGGCTACAATATCCAAACGCCACAATATACTATGATGTTTTATCTAAAGCAGAATACAATAGTTATTTTGTATACTCTTATCAACCAACATTAAATGCTACTCCATCATATACAAGTAGTATAATTTTAAATTTCTCCGCTTCAGCTTCTTTAACTACTTCTTCTATAGAAGCATATATTGCTAATGGTTACCAAAATGGTGGAAATACTACATTTAGTTCTAAAGCAATTAAATCAGAAACTGTAATTTTTGATGCACTAAATTATTTTACAGCATCATATGAAAATTTTAAAACATCAATAGATATAACTGCAAGTTTATACACACTGCGTGATTATATTAACGTACCATTAACTATAGAAGCTTCTGTAGATTTAGTATCGGCAGACCTTAGTCCTTGGTCAGGAAGATTATTTATTTTTAAACAACATGCTTATACACCTACAATCCCACAAGTATCATTTGATAATATAAATATTCATATGAGTACTGGGGTTAGTATATTAGCAGTGGGTACATTAGTAACAGGAGGACCAGGAATACCAGCAAACGCACTTGTATCAGTAGTTGATCCCAATCCACGATATGGAGATAGTTACCTTTGGGCATTCACTAGTGAAAATGATGCTAGTAGTATAACTGCTTCTAATGCTTATCTTAATGTTAAGTTAGTTAATCCTGTTGTAACCGGGTTAGCTCAAACTGGTTCAAGTGATTTAATATTTTATAGTCCATATTTACCTAAACCTTTTGAAGGAGGTGACTATGATTCATTGTATAATAATGTTAGTACACAAGAATTAAGTCAATATATTCAAGAATTAGATCCTAATTATTTAACAAATGCTGCTTTTTTCCAATATATTTTATCTGGCTCGGCTACTAAAGCAGATGTTAAAGATTATTATTATAATTTAAGAAGACATATATACCCAAGATACTTAGGAAGTAGACAAACAACGGATAATTTTAATACTTCATCTGTTTCACAAGCACTTCAAACTCAGTTTAGTCAATCTCTTTGGTTAAACCCAAAACCAAATGATGCAAGTATAGCAAATGGATATTTTACTACTATTTATGAATTTGATAATGGTTTACCAATATTAGAGTTTCCTGGAAGGATTTTTAAATTAAATCCAAATCAAATTATATCAACAGATAATACAAGTAGTACCGTAAATATAAAACCATATATAGATAATAATTTCTTATTTACAGTTCAAAGCCAATTTGATACTACATCTAAAAATTATACATACATTACTGGAAGTAATGTGTGGGTTGGAAAAATATTTAAACTTGGGACTGCTGGATTTACTATAAACAAACCTTCATCTGCTAATCTATCTATAAGTCAATATTCTCCTAATTCTAATGTCGCAACATCTAATGTTTCTTTATTTCCAAGTAATATAATACCTTCACAAAGTGCATATTGGATTCCTAGCAATTTTACTAACCCCTCAGGTATTGGAATGTTTGGAGGATGGATTGGTTCATCACCTACATCATTATCTAGTTCACTTTTATATACATCTGGGTCTATACCTACTGTAGTGGTTCAAAATGATGGAACATATATAACAGGATCATTAGTAAATGTAGTTAGTGCTAGTGTAGCGGTGTATCAAAGTATTTTAAGTGGTAGTAGGTGGTTTATGTCTGTATTTGAATTTTTACCAAGTGTATACTCTAATAATGGATTTGGTAGAACAAGTATCCCACTAAAGGAACGATTCCCCTTCTATTTAGAAATAAATAACCCTCCAGATTTACTTTTAAATTCATTAGGTATATATGAAATTTTTTCATGTTCTATTGATGCCGGGAATTATGCTAATTTTTATAATAAAACAAACAGTACATTTGCCGCTGCTAAACAGTATGGAGATACTAGCTTAGGGTGTATTATATGGAAAGCTACAGAAAACGCTCCTGTTATAGCTGTCGATAATAATTTAAGTGGACTTGGAAAAGGCAATATTCTTCCGTATCATGTGTCGCCATTCATAAAAAATAACTTAGATTATATAGTTGAAAATTTTGGAAATAAACCTAAAACCTAATATATTTATAATAAAAATCAATAACAAATGGGATATTTAAATAACACAGTAGTAACAGTTGATGCCATTTTAACTAAAAAAGGCAGAGAATTACTAGCCAGAGGTGATGGAAGTTTTAGAATTACGCAATTTTCATTAGCTGATGACGAAATAGATTATACAATGTACAACCCAACTCACCCATCTGGGTCTGCGTACTACGGTCAAGCTATTGACAATATGCCTTTATTAGAAGCCTTTCCTCAAGAAACTCAAATAATGAAGTATAAATTAACCACTTTACCACGTGGTACTTCTAAAATGCCTATTTTAGATTTAGGTTATGCTTCTATCGTAATTAAACAAGGAGCTTCATTAGCAATTACTCCCCAAACTTTAAATTATTTAGGCAACAACCAAGTATTTGAAAACTCAGGATATACAGCAACTATTTCTGATGTTCGTTTATTTAATAGCTTTACAGGTGTAGGTGTCAATACCACAGATGCTCAAGCATTGAATACAACAACTACTGTAGGTACTAATGTATCTAAAACTGTAATAGGTACTACAATTAATTTAACTGCGACCACAGTTAATACATTGTTTGGAACTACTTATAATCAATTATACGCTTCATTAACTGTTGTAGGTCGTGATTCTGGAGCTAGATTAACTATACCTGTAACTGTTGTTAAAGTTTAATAAAATTAAAAAAATAAAATATGTCATTTAAAAGATTAGACCCTGAAGATTTTATATTATCATCTGAAGCCGTAACAGCGGCTTTATGGACAGGATATGTACCTAAACTAGCTACACTTTTTACTTCTTCAGTTCAAGAAGCAACCACAGGACAATATTATCTAAGTGTTTACCAAACCGCATCTTTAATATCCGGTTCTGAGGTTCAATTTGATATTGCTTATGGAGATTCTCAAGGCAGTGGAAGCTACTTATATGATACATCCGTTACTGGATCTTCACCAACAAGAACAATTTATGGTCAATATAGAAGTTTAGTTTTAGGAGATGAAAACGCTAGCTTTATATTTGGTAATGTATCTGCTTCTGGATTTTATGTTTTAAATATAGACAGAAATAGATATAAAGAATCACTCCTTCCAGGATCATTATCTTTAAAATTAACGTCAGGTTCTAATTCTATTATTTTAACAGATGATTCTAGAGTAACTACAACTAATGTATTTACAGACGCAGGTCGTTTATATAATTTAGTTAGTGGATCAGCAGGTACAGTTTATACAGGTATAAACTCTCGAGGATGGGCAGGAGGTGCAAGTGCACTTTCAGGATCATATGGTTGGTTTTTACCAGATATTGGAGTAGTAATGTTAAATCCTTTAGCATTAGGTGGTGTAGCAGCTGCTGGTGGTATTATTTTAAATACAAGCCGTAGTTTTAACGATTTAGGATACAATAATAGAACATTATTTAACGCTATTTCTGGTGGAGCTAATTTTACATTAAATTCACAAGAAACAATTACATCTGATTTTATATACGTTAGAGCAAGAAACGCAGAATTTAACTACTCAGAAAACCCAACATTCATCTCAGGAAGTAATGGATCAGTATTATACGATAGTTTTATAAACAATCCTGAAACATATATTACAACTGTTGGTTTATATAATGATAACAATGAATTATTAGCTGTTGCAAAACTATCTAAACCTTTAAAGAAAAACTTTACAAAAGAAATGTTGGTAAGAGTTAAATTAGACTTTTAATGAATGAGTGTATTCAAACAATTCTTATCTCAAGATATAATAGTTACCCCATTTCCGGTAAATAAAAGTTTTACCATATTAGGGAATGATTTTATATCCCCAAGTATAGGAATTGATCGTTATGTAGGTACTAATTACCCACTATCATCGAGTGGGGATTTAGGTCCTATAACAGGTTTTATAAACACCGGTTCTTATCAATTTTTAGTTTATAATTCAATTAAAGAATTATATTATTCAAATTTTATATCTTCAAGTTACGGAGATGAAGCAGCCCAATTTACAGACGATAATGGAATTATAGTTCAAGTAAGTGGAAATATAAATCAACAACCTAGATTTGATAATTATTTACAATCTACTTTAACTGCTTCTAGATACTTCCCTACAGGATCTTCATCACAATTAGGAGTAATTTCTATACCAGTTTCTTTATATGGTGAACTTTTAAGACCTAAAAGTTTTACTTTAATATCACCAGTTAGTGGTAGTTTAACAGACGATGGAGAAGGAAATGTATTATATACATCTGGTTCTATATCAAATGTTATAGTAGGAAATATTATTTATCCTCACGGTATCATTACTTTAACAAATTCTACTTATAGTAGTTCACTTATAAATGGATTTGTTACTAGTTCAAATGTAACAATGTCATTTGATAGTACTTATACCATTTATGAAACTCAATATAAATGTACTATTCGTGAAAGTGAATTTAATGCAAGTTTTAACCCAACCTTACTTTCAGGAAGCACATTATACGATTATGCTACAGGATCATTTTTTACCCCATATATCACAACTGTAGGATTATACAATGAAAATCAAGATTTATTAGCTGTTGCTAAATTATCAAAACCACTACCTGGTTCTAAAACAACAGATACTAATATAATTATAAACATAGATAGATAAAAAATGAACAATTGGTTATACAATAACGAGATTATAGAAAAATTAGAAGACTTTCCTGAAAACACTTATGGGTTTATTTATATAGTAACTCATAAACCTACAAAAATGTCTTATATAGGTAAGAAAGCACTTTACCATAACCTAACAAAAAAACTTACTAAAAAAGAATTAGCAGAACAATCAGGTCCTGGCCGTAAATCATCAACTAAAAAAGTACAAAAAGAATCTGATTGGAAAACATACCACGGCTCAGCTAAACCTATTCTTGATTTATTAAAAGAAAATAAACACAACGAATTTAAACGTGAAATAATAAAGTTTGTTGACAATAAAAAGTTATTAACCTACTACGAGTGTAAATATCTTTTCTACTTTGGTGTATTAGAAGAACCTGAAAAATGGTACAACGATAATATACTTGGTAAATTTTTTAGAAAAGATTTTAACTAGGCTTGTTAATTTATTTTTATTACATTATAGACAATGTCTAATACTGCTTTAGTATATTTAATAGATTCTGTTTTAGGTAAGGGTAGACCCACATCTAAAGGTAATAGGGCGTATCACTGTCCTAATTGTAAACACCATAAACTTAAATTAGAAGTTAATTTAGAAGAATCATCACCCCATTTCCAATCATATCAATGTTGGGTGTGTGGTTTTAAAGGTAAAAAGTTAACTACATTATTTAAGAAAATAGCAGCCGACCCTGACAAAATTAGTGAACTAAGATTTTTAGTTAAATCATCATCAACAGATGAAAAACAAGAAATAATAGTATCTACCAAAATTACACTACCAGAGGAATTTATATCATTGGTTAAACCACCTATAAACAGTTTAGTAGCTAAAAAAGCAATATCGTATTTAAATAAACGTGGTATTACTAAAGCAGATATAACTAAATACAATATCGGGTACTGTGAGTTTGGTAAATTTTCAAATATGATTATTATTCCATCGTACGATGATAAAGGAAATCTTAATTATTTTACCGCAAGAAACTTTGATAAAAACTCTACTTTAAAATATAAAAACCCCGATGTTTCTAGAAATATAGTTGGGTTAGAGCTTTTTATTAATTGGAATGTACCTATTATTTTGTGTGAGGGTATGTTTGATGCTATTGCTATCAAACGTAACGCCATACCATTGTTGGGTAAAACAATTCAAAAAAGTTTAATGAAAAAAATATTAAATTCTTCTGTAGGAAAAATTTATATAGCATTAGACAAAGATGCTATTAAACAATCTCTTAACTTTTGTGAAACATTAATGAACGAAGGTAAAGAAGTATATTTAGTAAATCTAGAAGATAAAGACCCAAGCGAAATGGGATTTGAAAGATTTACAAATTTGGTTCAACAAACCATACCACTAACATTCTCAAATTTACTTGAGAAAAAACTCCAACAATTATGATTGAAAAAAATGTAAACGTCTATAAAAAAAGTGTTAAACGCATTGTAGCCGTAGATCAAGACTCAAAACGTGTTAACATCTTAGATACAAGATACTATACTAGAAATGACAAGTACTACCCTTCAGTAACTAGTATTTTACAATACATGCCTAAAGGTAAATTTTTTGAAAATTGGTTAAAAGATGTAGGTCACAATGCCGATGTTATAGCTAGAAAAGCTGCTGAAGAAGGTACACAAGTACATGATGCTATTGAGCGTTATTTATTGGGTGAAAAAATTACCTGGATGGACGAAAATGGGTATTCAAAATATTCATTAGACATTTGGAAAATGGTTTTAAAATTCCATGAATTTTGGTCTACATATAAACCAACATTGATTGAAAGTGAAATACATTTATTTTCAGACAAATACATATATGCTGGCACTTGCGATTTAGTAATTGAAATAGACGGTAAAAAATGGTTATTAGATATCAAAACGTCAAATTCACTACACACCAGCTACGATTTACAGTTAGCTGCTTACGCCCAAGCATGGAACGAATTATATGAAGAAAAAATTGACAGAATGGGCATTCTTTGGCTAAAATCATCAAAACGTGGCGAAGATAAAAAAGGTGAAAAAATACAAGGCAAAGGTTGGGAAATATACGAATCGGAAAAATCACTAAAAGAAAACATAAAATTATTCGGGTATATACATGAATTATACAAATTAGAACACCCCGAAGTTAAACCAACATTTGAACAATTCCCAACAGAAGTACAGATCGATCCAGGTATTTAACATATTTATAACAGACTTGGCTTAGCTAGGTCTTTTATTTATATTTAGAGTATGATTAAACTTATCGATCTATTACTGGAAGCGGCAAACCAGCCAAAAGCTATATTTTTAGCGGGACCTGCGGGCAGTGGTAAGTCATATGTTTCAAAACAACTTTTACCTACAACTTTCACTACTATCAACATAGATGATACTTACGAAGAATTACTAAAAGCAAGTGGTTTAGGTTTAAAACAAAAAGATTTTACAGCAGATGAATTGTCTCAAGCAGCTAAATTAATGGGTCAAGCCCAAAAAGCTACTAAAGAAAAATTAGCACAATCTTCATCTGAACGTAAAAATTTAATTATAGATGGTACTGGTGGTGCATCAAAACCTCTATTAAAAAAGAAACAAGAATTAGAAAATTTAGGTTATAAATGTTTAATGTTAATGATTTATGTTTCACCATTAACGTCTTTAGAACGTAATCAGGGTCGTGATCGTAGTTTAATGCCTAGCATTATTTTACGTACTTGGAGAGACGTAAATCAAAATATAAACACTTATAAACAAGAATTTAAAGACAATTTTATATTAATAAACAACGATCCTGAAGGAGCAACTAAAACATTCTCTCCAGAACTTACTGCTCCATTTTTTCAAGCCTCTAAAGCTAAAGGTAAACCTAAAACACCTGAAGAAATAGCTAAATCTAAAGCTGACAAGGAACAACTTAATAAAGATATTGAAAACATGGTTAAAAACTTACCTGAGTTTGCAACTATGGAAGATGCTAAATCTAAAATCAATGAATTCATTAGTTAAAGAACTTATACAACCGTTATTGGAAGGAGAAACTGTAGCTCTCTACCCAGGTAAATTCAAGCCACCACATGCTGGGCATTTTGAAGTAGCTAAAGACTTATTAACTAAAGCCGATAGAGTAGTAATTATAATTTCTCCTAAACAAATTGACAACATAACAGCTTCACAAAGTAAAACGGTTTGGGAATTATATAAAACACTATTAGGAAATAAAATTGAAATTGTAATTGCTGAGGGTTCACCTGTAAAATATGTTTTAGATTACATTAAAGATCATCCTAACGACAAATTTTTAGCAGCATTTGGTAAAGGCGAATTTGACAGATATAAAGCATTAGTTGATAAACCTAATGTAACCATAGTAGATGGTGGAACTAAAACAGTTGAAGGTAAAAACTTAAATGCATCTGACTTCAGAACAGCATTAAATACAAACCAAAACATTACTCAATTTTTACCAGCAGGAATCGATTATCAGGACTTTATAAAAGCATTAAGTTATAGTAAATTAGAAGAAAGCTGTGGTTGTCAACATGAACAACCCACAGATTTTAAAAGCGCATTAGCATCGTTAACTAAATATATGTTAGATAGTGGTATGAACATCAAACCATTACCTAAATTAAAAATAATAAACAACGATTCTGAAAACGCTTCAAACATTTTAGGTAAAACAGCATATTACGATCCCTCAAGTTGTTCAATCACTTTATTTACCCTTGGCCGTCATCCAAAAGATATATTACGTTCATACGCTCATGAGATGATTCACCGTATTCAAGATAACGAAGGTCGACTAAATAACATTCACACCACTAATACAAATGAAGGTGGAGAATTAGACCAACTGGAACGTGAAGCATATGAGCATGGAAATATGTGTTTTAGAAATTGGGAAGATTCAATTAAAAATGTATAAATTAACAGCGTTATATAAACAACTTAAAGAGGAAGAACAAGCCGCTCAGGTCGCTCAATATAAAATATTTTGTGACATGGATGGTGTTTTAACTGACTTTGACAAGCGTTTTGAATACTTTGGAGGTATGGTTCCTGACGAATACCAGGCTAAATTTAGTAAAAGTCAGTTTTGGAAACTTATAGACGATAAAGTAGGATTTGAATTTTGGGCTAAAATGCCTTGGATGCCTGATGGAAAACAACTTTGGAGTTATATAGAAAAATATAAACCAATGTTATTATCAGCACCATCTCAAAAACCATCATCACGTTATGGTAAACGTGTTTGGGTAAAAGATAATTTACCTGGTGTAAAATTAATTTTAGCTAAACGTGAAAATAAACAAGATTATTCTAAACCAAATAGAATATTAATAGACGACAGAGCAGATAACATTGAAGAATGGAAATCTAAAGGTGGTATAGGAATATTACATACATCTGCTGCTGATACAATTGAAAAATTAAAACAAATAGGACTGTAAGTTATGTTAAATAAAGAATTTAAAAATAAAGACGTTCAAAGACTGCGTAATATAGTTAAAGGTAAAGCAGGCGAACGCACCACATCTGGTGTAGGTTATTCAAAACAACAGGATTTTCATAATGAAGGTGATGTGTGGGAAGAAGGTGGTCGTACTTGGACTATTAAAAATGGTATTAAACAAAACTTAACTAAATGGGATAAAGCTAAAAAATCTGTAACTTTACCATTGTTTTGTTCTGGTTGCAAACAATTAATGAATCACAAATACGATAAATTATTCTACATTCAGTATAAAAGATGTTTTAATTGTCAAATAGAATTTGAAACTGAATTGCGCAAATTAGGTTTGTGGGAAGAATACGAAAAAAACATTATAAACAGCGATATTGACAACGTAACCAAAGACTATAGTACTTGGATGGACGAAGTTATAAACAGTTCTAACGATTCTTATGTCACGGAAGATGGTGATGTAGAACGTTGGGTTGGTTCTTCAAAGAAAAAGTTACTAGAAGATAAAGAAGAAACAATCAAATATTTACAAAGCCTTAAAAAATGACAATGCTTAGCTCTATTTTAACTGTACTTGTAGCCCTTATAACAGCCTTATTTGGACCATTAGCTGTTGAATTTATTAAAATTAAATTTTTAAATAAAAAAAGTGATGCTTTAGGTAAATCTATTTCAACAGATGAAAAGGTAGATCAACAACTTGAACTGCTTATGGAAGAATTAGAATGCGATCGTATTTGCATTTCACAATTTCATAACGGTAGTAATTTTTACCCAACCAGCAAGTCAATTAAAAAATTTAGCATATTTTATGAGCGCACAACTGAACATGCTCATTCAATAAAAGAAACATTTCAAAACATCCCTGTATCGTTATTTCCAAAAGTATTTTCAACATTGTATAATGCTGGAGAAATTGACGTTCCTGATACTAAAAATAACCAAACTGACTGCGGGTTATTTCCAGTTATTGGTAAAGAATATAAAACTAAATCATTTTATATGATAGCTATTAAAGATTTAAATGACGATTTTGTGGGTGCTTTAGCTATATCATACTATAAACAACCTCGCGAGTTACAATTGAATGAATGGATATTATTAAGGTCTAAAGTGGGTGCGATAGGTTCAATTCTTACCGATTATCTACACGATAAATCTTAAAATTTAATTAAATATCACATATTTATAATAAAATCACTATAATGAAAAAATCTGACTTCATCAAAAATTTAAAAGAAATTATATTAGACGAATATAAAGGTTTAAATGAAGCTAAAAAGAAATCAAAAGACGTAGCTCCTCAAAAAGATATTGAAATTGATTTAGGCACAGAGGAAGAAATTCCTGCCGAACCAGCAATGGATACTACAGCTGAACCAGCAGTTGATGCTGTACCAGCTGCAACAGGTGAATTAGATATTAAACCTGAAATAAAAACCATCCAAGACTTGTTACAAAAAGCATTAGCTAATGCTCAACAATTGGGTGACGAAAAGTTAATTAAACAAATCGGAAATACTTTAACTATGCTTGTTAGGACACAAGTGTTAGGTGTTGAAAAACAAAGTATGACCGCTTAAAAACAAACAAATAAAATATATGAACACACAAGAACTATTTGCAAAAATTAGTGAGTTATTTGAAACTGCTAAATTAAACCACGAAGACACAACCAAAGCTGCCAAAGGCAGAGCACGTAAAGCATTAAGTGAAATGAAAAAAACAATTTCTGCTTATAACAAAGCCTCAGTAGCTGAAGTAAAAATTGCTAAAGGATAATGCATATATATAATTTATCTGAAGGATTAACGACTAGAGAGCTGGCCATATCACGCCAGCTCTTTAATCAGTATAAAAACGAAGCAGATAAATTTATAGAAGATTACGGTGCAGAAGCGGAAAATGTAGCTAGAGGTAGATCAATAAAATTGGCTAAAAATATGGCAACAAAAGAATCAAAACAACGCATTAAAGAAATGATTAAAAACGTTCTTTCAACTAAACCTCAACCAGTTGAAGAAGTTATTGATTCAACTGAATATCTTAAAAATCGTAAAGCAGTTGAGGACGAAAAAAATCCAATAGATTTAGTAACAATGGATATTCCGTTGTTAATTCGTATGTTAGAATTTGCTAAAGAAGATGCTAAAACAGACATGGATTTACATGCCGCTGTAGAAAACATGTTAGAAATTTCCAACAACGAAAGAGCACTCAACATGAGTGATTATAATTCAATTGTAAACCTTGATTCTAAAACAAATGACTAAAAGCGAATTAAGAGATAGAATTAAAGCTTTAGTTAAGCAAGTATACTCAACAACTAAACAATCTGGGGCCGAAGTTGACTTAGACAACCCAGAACCTGTATCATTAGATAGTGAACGTTTTCCTGTTTTAGTTAAATTTCCTACACTTAAGGATATTATTGTAAAAATGTTAACGGATCAATATGAATTATTTTTAAAAGATATTGAGTGGGTAGCCCCACGTCCTACTACATTTAGAATTATATTAGCTAACGACCAACCATTCTACATGATCTATACTGATAGAACATGGATTGGTAAAGTAGAAGGTAAAAAATATTATTTACTTAATTTAAGTGAAGAACAAAATTGCATAGAAGCAATTGCTAGAATATTATCATATGGTGGTAAAGCTCAAACAGAAGAGGCACCTCCAGCTGAATCACCTGAAGCAGCAGCTCCTGAAGCTCCAGCCCCAGAAGCACCAGCCGAAGAAACTCCAACTGAAGAAACACCAGCGTAATGGATATAGTAGAAAAATTTATACGACAGATTTCTTATAAGTTTCCTAAAGGATATCCTGACATGAATAATGAACAGGATGTTGTGCTTTTAAATAGTTTATTAGAAGATTTAGATATTAGTTTAAGTGAAAAAAAAGCATTAGACGAAGCTGGAGAAAAATTTGAAAGACAAGAACAAGCATTTATTAATGCTGTAAAAAATGCTTCTGTTAATGGTCCTATAGGTGTTAAATTTAAAAATAAAACTCTTTATAACATAACAGGTGCTGAAAAATATTCTAAAGCTACTGAAGCCGGTAAAGAACCTATAACCGACGTAGTTTTAAATTCTTCTAAAGGAGATATTAATATTTCAATGAAAGGTTCTTCTAGTCCATCATTGGCTGGAGGAGGGTTAACAGGTTTAAAAACCATTAGCCCTGATTTAGTTAACAATTTTATTACATCTGCGTACGAAAAATTAGTGTCTAAAGGTCTTAAAACAGGAGACGCACTCCCAGATATATACTCTAAAATACCCGATGACATAGCTGCTACTATAATTAGAGGCAATGAAGCTAGCGGTGGTCCTATAGATTTTATTTATATAGGTCCCATGGATGTTGTGTCATCATTAGATGACAATACTTTAACTATAGAAAATGCTAATCTTTTAACTCCTGAAGAAGTTAGTAAAAAGAATCTTTACCTTAGACTTAGAAAAAGACGAGAAGATCAAAGATTTGATGCTACTCCACCCCAATCTGGTAAATTACCTAAATTAATAACTAAATCTCCTAGTAAGGGCGATTCTAATTTTAGAATTGTTATCACTGATTCTGTACCAAGCAATGCTTTGATAGTATAACATATTTATAACCATGGACCAAATCAGACACATAGTTAGAGAAATATTAACAAAACAACCAGATAAATGTAATTGTGGTTGCCATTCATGTGAAAACGTGGGAAATCCTGGCCCTGTACTTAACGAAAGTCTTACATCAAAGATCGTTATGACAGAAAACATGAAATACCATGTTGAAAATAGAGTACCTATAAATGAAAATTTATTTCGTTACGGCTCAGATGCGTTTTTAGATATGTGGGCTGAAGCTCGTTATTTATATTCTCGCAACGCTATCCACGTAAACGACACAGATAAAGAAATTTTAGTTGAAACAGATTTAGGTGAATTTGGTATAT